AGATGAACAAGGATCTCCCCCTACATCTAGAGGTCTCACTTGAATATTCTCTGTTAATGTAGCTTGAGAATAAAAAGATCCAGAGTCTTGATTATCTACAGGAAGTGCTGAACATCTCCAAGCTTCTCTAACAGCAAAAAAGTTGTCAGGGAGTCTAGCTTCAAAGTCTCTAATTTCCAAAATTACTTCTGCAATTACATAAGAAGATCTTCCTAATTTTCTAAGACACTTATCAAGATAGGTGGGAAACATTAAGTCATCCACAGCACCTGTATCAAAGTAGCTTTTTAATTCTTCCTTTACAGTTGAGTAAACAGGTTCAGGAGAAACAAAATTATATTTATAATAGTAACTCATAATATTAAATTATTTTTTCCACTCTTGATATAGATATTGATATTTATCCTCAATTTTAAGGAAATGTGATAGTAGTCTTGATGTAGCTCTTGAAGGTTTAAAGTACCATAGTTCTAGATGTTTGAATCTAGCTGTATCTTTAAACCACATCCATCCAAAGAAGTAGCCTTCTGTATGGTAGTTGAAGTTATAAATTACTTTGCCCTTCTCTTTAGTTTTTTGCCAATCTATAGGAAGATTAACAAACTCTTTGCCATTTATTCCTTTTGTTTTTCTTCTCTTCTTTTTGTTGATTGAAAACTCTCCAAAACCAAAAGGAAGTTTTGCTCTCTCACCAGTTTCTAGAATGTATTCTTTATAAGATTCATTAAATGCATACACTATAACTTTCCATTCATCGAATGATATCTTTATAGAATTATGTTTCTTACAGAAGTTGTTATAATTATCTTTGCTAGAACTTCTCCAATCAACTTTGGTACGCATGCATGTTATCTTGTTGGTGGTACATTAGGAGCCTGACCATCTATATTATCTGATGTAATATCAGTTTTTAATTGGAAGTAGGTGGATAAGAGCTTTTGTGATGTTAAATCTAACACTTGCTTTTCTAGATATCCTGGAAGAGAAAATGGTTTATCTAATGGATTCATACACCAATCTTCATCAGTTGGTCCACAACCTCCACATCCAGTTTCAGGATACATAAGCTCATTAGGAACTTCTTGTTCAAAACAAGCAGCAAGTCTAATTGCTTGAAGCAATGGATTATTTACATATAGATAATCATTTAATATCCAATAATATTCTTCCTTTTTTATAATTGGAAGTTTTATCAAATTTGTATATCTATTGATGGTAATCTCTTTTAGTTTAGTTCCTGTGCCTCCCATAGCATTAATAGAATAAACTCCTTGAATAAGGTATTGATAGTTTCCTTCAGATATACGAGGAATTTTGTATCTAGTTCTAGCAACATTACAAGGATCTTGATAATCACAACATTCAGAAATAGGAACCTCAATCATTTCAAGACATGGAATAGTAGTGAATAGAGTGCTAGTGGCCCAGAGTTTTCTAAGGTTAGTCTCTCTCTTAATTAATAAAATACTATTATTCCTCACTTCAGAAGCAATAGCTCTATCTGTAATCAAACTATCTGTTGATAGGATTTTATGCATAGAACGTACATCTGAAACTAACTTTCTTAATGTTGACATTATTTATAATCTAAATTCAAACTCACTAATTTTACCTAAATCTTTATCATAAACTAAAGCGAGGGCTGCACGTACTGAGTGTACAAAGTTATTATCTGAATGCCATCTATCTGTTCCAGATAAACTAGGCATCTGTTGTATTCTCACTCCTTTAATTTCTTTAGCCATGTAATGATGTTTATCTCCTGTATGCACTTCTCTATAAGTAGCATTACCAAATGCTTGACTGTATTCAGGATGTGTTGCAAACAATAAAGGAAGATCTTCTATCTTACAGTTACCATGATGATAACCAATAAATGTATTACCTAATACAACAGCTTTCACTACACTATGTTCTCTATTAAAGATGATATTAGGATCTGCTGCAAAGTAAACTTCTAAAGCATGTGCTAGATAATATGATTTAGTTTTATCATGATTACCTTGTACTAATACAACAATCACTTTATTAGAAACTTTTTTCATCATAGTGATGGTCTCTACAAGTAGAGAAAATCCTAATTCATATTCATCAGCATAATCAATAATGGTATCTTGTGGAGTACCATTAGTTGTTTGATGTTGATAATTATCTGTATGAAAGAAATCGTTTGATATTGGAAATATAATTTTATCAATATCATACAATGCTTTTACATCATATATTAATGATGTAGCTGCTTTAAAATATCTTTTACATCTTTTAGATGGTGAGTTATCTCCATCTATATGTCTTTTAGCTAAGTGATAATCAGATAGAGATATTTCAACATCTATCACTTTAGCACGTTCGTTCTTAGGTTGAACTTGTTCTTTATAGTTAGATTTATAATCTACTAAAAATTTAGCAAAATCTTCAGGAGTATAATCGTTTGGTTTTTTAAGTTTGGAAAATACTGAAGATGTAAATTTTCCATTGGGAAGTAGTTTAGACCAATAGTTTGTAATGATATATTTATCTAAATTAATCTTATGTAATCTAGCTAACTCAATATCATCTTTAGGTTCATAGCTTAGTATTAATATGCTTTCTATTGTTCCTGTTTCATTGTTCACTTTACGAGATGATTGATAATCTACATTGTTGTTTTTCAACTGGTTAAGTAAATTATTAACTTCCATCTCACTAATTCCAAGCTTTTTGGCATAAAAACTTTTACTTCCTTTTTGCTTCAACAGTCTTTTTAACTGATGTAGAAGCTCTTGGTTTTCAGACATATATAGTCGAGTTTATATAAAAATTTAGTAAAGATACAAAATAGTTTTTTAAAATACCAAATAATTTAAACTAACTAAGTTATTGGCTATAATCAATTTAGTTATAAATAAAAAAACTCCTGAGAAATTAATCTCAGGAGAATCCTGTAAAACCAACAAAACAGGATTTTTATATTTTATGTAGCTCCACAAAGACCACAATCACTTTCACTAGTACAAGGAGGGGTTTCAGGAACACCAGGGCAATAAGTCACTGTAATTCCTGCAGGAGGTGGAGCTTCAACTGAACCTGTTACTACACATTCTGTTACTACACTATTTGCTGGTACAAGTTGAGATAATTCACTTCCACCACAAGGTGTAATTAGTATATTTAAATCACCTTCTGTTGTATTTTCTAATCTAACACACTCACATGGATATGTAGTTGTAGATGTGGTTGTAGTTGTAGATGTACTTGTGGATGTGGTAGTAGATGTACTAGTAGTTGTAGTGGTAGTGCCACCAACAATTAAATCAATATAATTAGTACATACAGAATCAGATTTCACTCTTATCACTATAGTTCCATTTGGAACTAAAGAAGATGTGTATCCTGATACTAAAGAAGCTTTAGGTACATTGGTTTCAAAAGGAACTACAAACCCATCTACATCTGAATACAAATCAAATGGTCCTGTATCAGAACCTGCTAATGTAAGTGTTATTAATACTGTCATAATTTTTTATTTTGGTTTTAATTAAAAACTTCTTATTGCTCGAGAAGAAAGTGCAGCAGCTTTGTTAATATTTGATTGTAGACCTGTGGTAAAAATATGCTGCCACGCATCTCCTGCACTAAACTCTGAACTACTCCAATAATTAGATGCTATAAATCCACCAATTGCAACTCTATTTAGATATAGTTTATTTAACTCGTCTTTACTTGGTAGATACCAATCAGAATATCCTCCTTCAACTAAATCACTACATAATCTTGCAACAATTCCTGCTGTCGCACATCCTGCAACTATATCAATTGTATTTTGATTACCAGTTCCTATTGCTGTTCCATCTGCTCCAGATATAAGTGTTCCAGCACACCCCCAAATGGCTAAACTAGGAATATTATCAGCAACAGTAGCTACAAGACCATGCTCACTACCAGCATCATATCCAGGATCTCCTGGTTGTAATATATATGCAATCTTACCACCTAATGCAGATTCTCCAATAGTATATGTTCCTGGAGGAATAGGTGCTATTGTAGTAGTAGTGGTTGTTGTAGTTGGTGCGATTGTTGTTGTTGTAGTGGTGGTGGTAGATGTACTACTTGTTGTTGTAGTTGTGCTACTAGTGGAAGAAGATGTTGTTGTTGTTGTAGGTGTAATAGAACAAGAAGCTACTAATTGACAAAAGTATGCTTGGAGAAGAGGAGTGTTCTCAATTGTATCTATAATATGTGCTATAAATTCATCAGAGCACATTCTATTATCTATCTTCTGTAAAGCTACTTGTAAATTATCTTGTGATTGAATTCCTGTACAAGCTAAGTTAGGTCCATTATATATAATTCTATCACTTGTTAAACATACAGGTTCACAAGGATTATCACAAGCAAATGGAAATGCAATTCTATAAGCTTCATTATAACAAGGCATTCCTGGTAAACAAGACATAATTTAAAATTAAGGAATGTATATAATATAATTTGTTGCCAAAGCTGGCTGATAATTTGGATGTGATAAACCACCTCCTGCACTAGCATTTGTTACTGATACAGAAATTCCAGTTGTAGAAGAAGAAGTGTTAGTACTAACACCTGCTTGAAAAAATTCACTTCCTGTTGTTCCTCTTTGATAAAAAGTACCAGATGTATTAAGATAGGTATGAGTGTGACCAGGATCAGTGACTGATACAGTGTTTGTATGTGTATGTGCAGGAATTTGTGTTGTAGTTAAAAGTACATTGTTTGTGCCATTCACTGAGTTTAATGTATATGTAGGATTACCTGGAATAGCTGG